AAAAAGTAAAGGAGGGGTTGACAAGACCCCTTTTTTATGTTATTCTCAATACAATAAATGAATCTATGAGGGGTTTATATAATGGTAAAAGAAATTGATGTTGGAGCATCACAAATGGGTGTAGAAGCTCTAACTGAAGATGGTCAAAAAATACTTCAAAAAGCACCAGATAAACCTTACACAATAAAAGAGCACGCTAAAATGTTTGAAGCGATGGGCAATCCAGAGAAAGCTGCAGAATTAAAATTGGCGGCAGAGAAAGCTCTTACTAAGGAGGGAAAGAAAGTGCAAGACGATTATAACGAAAATACTACAACTGAAGAAGAAAAATCAAGGCAAGATAAAGAAGAACGAAGAAAAAAATCTAGAGCTCTTGCAGAAGAATATAATCAGAAACAAGAAGCTGGTGAAGATCTTTCAGAATTTGAGGGTGAAGAACCAGATAAAAACCCAGGCGGTTTAGAAATTGCAATGCGACCTAAAGTTGCAGTAAATATAATGAGAGTTCAATTTCCAATTAATGTAATATATGAACTAAATCAACACATTGATGATATTGTTATTCCAGAAAATGTAGACCATAGTGATGGATTAGTGGGTCAAATTAGACAAGATAAAAGATCAGCACAACTTACAATTGGTCATGAAGATAATGGTGTTGGAAAACAATTATCAGATGTTCTTTTAAGACTCGGACAAGAATATATAACTAGAGTTACAGGAATAGAATCTGAAACAGAAATAGAATCAATGTGGACTATTCATAGTTATGAGGGTGATTATAATCCTGTGCATGATCATGGCACAAGAACACCAATGGGATTGTCTTGTATACTATATTTAAAAGTTCCACCACAAATAGAAAAACTTGGAAATCCTGCTGAGGAATTTAAAGGATTAAACAGTTCTTCTGGAGCTGTTGATGGATTTACTTATTTGTCTTGGGGTGTAAATGGTATTCGTGATATCAATATGCTTCGTCCAATAACAGAAGAATATATTAAGCCTGATGTTGGAATGATGTTAATGTTTCCATCATGGTTAAGACATGGTGTAATGCCTTTCTTTGGAGAAGGTGAAAGAAGAACTTTTTCTGCAAATCTTAATGTAACACCAAAAGAAAAAATAACAGGTGATCATTATAGGCAACATACACCACAGGAATAATACTATGTCATTAAAGGATATTGCAGAATCATTGAAAACAGAAAAACAATCTTCTGTTGAAGATGCTGTGAATATGAAAATTAACACGATTCCAGCTTTAAAAATTCTACAGGTAAAAATTCCAATCAGTTATATTGATGCAATAAATGATCATATTGACAATGTAGTTATTCCAGCAAATAGAAGTTTTGCTGATGGACTTGTAGGTCAAATAAATCAAGATAAAAAATCAGTACAATTAGATTTTCCATTTGATACTAAATTTGGACAAGAGTTTCAGAAATTTATGGAAATGTGTGGAACTACTTATTTACAAAAGGGGCATAACAGAAAATCAAAGGCAGAAGCGTTTCAATGTTGGACAGTTAATAGTTACTCTGGTGATTATAATCCATTTCATAGTCATGGTGTTAAAACTAGAGCAGGACTTTCTTGTATCATGTATTTGAAAGTTCCAAAGTGTATTGAACAAAATAAAAATGATGATCAGTCTATGCTTGAATTAACTAATGCTACAGGTCAATGTGATGGTTGGACACAATTAATTTGGGGTCAGAATACTCGAAAAGAATTGTATGAATTAAAACACCAAGAACAAGAATATATAAAGCCTGTTGTTGGTAAATTAATTATATTTCCACATTGGTTAAACCATCAAGTAATGCCGTTCTTTGGTGAGGGTGAAAGAAGAACTTTATCTTGTAATTTTAATATTTATGATGCAAAAGAAGAATCATTAAAATATATGACTGAAAGAGAGAAAAAGGATTTAAAGAAATATAATGAACAGGTGAAACATGATAAATTACAAATTTGATGAAAATAAAACTTTAGAAGAAATAAAAAAATATATTGACTCAACCTATGATGAACATTATAGTAAGAGTAAGTTCCAAGCAACAGAGTTTATTTTAGACTCTGGACATGGAGAAGGGTTTTGTATCGGTAACATACTCAAGTATGCTCAACGATATGGAAAAAAGAATGGTAAGGATAGAAAAGACTTACTAAAAGTGATACACTATGCAATAATTACTTTGCATATAAATAATATGGAGAAAATAGATAATGAAACTGAGTAATCAAACGATTTCAGTATTGAAAAATTTTGCCTCTATTAATCAAAATTTAGTGATTAAAGAAGGTAATGAAATTACAACAATGTCTGCAATGAAAAACATTGTTGCAAAAGCAGAAGTAGAAGAAACATTTCCAAAGGAAGTTGCAATTTATGATTTGAATGAATTCCTTGCAGCTTTATCTTTGTTTACAAATCCCATACTTGACTTTGATGATGGGTTTGTAACGATAACAGAAGAAAATGATAATAGAGGAACATCTCTAAAATATTTTTATTCAGATCCTTCTGTTGTAACATCACCAAGTAAAACAATTACTATGCCAAGCATAGAAGTTACTTTTAAATTGAGTGATGAAGACTTGAATAAAGTTCAAAGGGCTGCTGGTGTAATTGGAGCTCCAGATTTAGTTCTAGAGAAAATAAATAATACATCATCTTTAACTGTAAAGGATAAAAAGAATGACACTGCTAATAACTATTCTATTGATATTGCTGTAAAAGGTGAAGGTAAGTATAATTTCTACTTTAAAACAGAAAATCTAAAATTGATGCATGGCACTTATGATGTTGAGATATCTTCTAAAAACATCAGTCATTTTCAAAATGGTAAAACAGAATATTGGATTGCACTCGAGCCTGAATCAAAATACGAAGTTTAGGAGAGTGTTATATGGAAACTTATTTATGGGTGGAAAAGTATCGTCCTACAACAGTAGACGATTGCATTTTACCAAGTGAACTAAAAACTACATTCTCAGAGTTTGTCAAAGACAAACATATTCCAAATCTTATTTTATCTGGTGGGCCTGGAATTGGTAAGACTACCATTGCAAAGGCTATGTTAGATGAAATAGGTTCAACATCTATGATGATAAATGGTTCAGAGGAATCTGGTATTGATGTTCTACGCACCAAGATTAAAAACTTTGCATCTACAACTTCTCTTGAAGGTGGTAGAAAGTATTTAATTTTAGATGAGGCAGATTATCTAAATCCACAATCCACACAGCCTGCATTGCGTGGGTTTATGGAAGAATTTCATAAGAATTGTGGATTCATTCTTACTTGTAATTACAAAAATCGTTTGATTGAACCACTACATAGTCGTTGTAGTGTAATTGATTTTGTAATACCAAAAGCACAAAAACCAGACCTTGCAAGAAATTTCTTCAATAGAATTAGAAAGATTTTACAGGAAGAATCGGTAAAGTATGATGATAAAGTTGTAGCAGAACTTCTTAATAAATACTTTCCAGACTGGAGAAGAGTCTTAAATGAACTTCAAAGGTATTCTGTATCTGGACAAATAGATTCTGGAATACTTGTAAATTTATCAGAGGTAAGTATCAATGAACTTATACAAGCACTTAAAAGACAAGAGTTTACAGTTGTTAGAAAGTGGATTGTTAATAATCTTGATAATGATCCTATCCGTATCTATCGTCTTATTTACGATTCTTTATATGATCGTCTTGACTCTTCTACTATACCCCATGCTGTTCTGCTGCTCGCAGAATATTCTTACAAGTCTGCGTTTGTCGCTGATCAAGAAATAAATATGTTGGCTTGTATGACGGAGTTAATGGAACAGGTGAAATTCAAATGATATATGGTAATACTGCATTAAAACAACAATATGGAACTATGGAAGATAGAAAGAATAGTTTTGATGACTCTAAAGATATTAATGTGTTTAGAACTATCGCACTAAAAAACCCAGACTTTCAAAAATATTACAAGAAATTTGTTGATATAGATAATGACCACAAATTTATATCTAAACCTTATGACATACCAGACAAGCATTATGATGTTGATATAGGAATATTTTCTAATGGAAAAGCTGTTTGTCATATTGATGTAGAAAGAAGTGGGCCCACCTCTTGGGTAGAAGAACACCCTAGACATTACAAGTGGATACA